ATTAATAGAGGCAATCAAAGAACAACAAGTTCAAATAGATGAACTTAAAACTAAACTAGGAGAATAAAATGGCTAAAGTAATAAAAGCAGCAGCAGAATCAGATGTTGTTATGCCTAAACAAGTTGAAATCCAACACACAAAAGTGATGAAAGATGCAGCTGGTAAAGATGTAACAGTAGTTGATTGGACAGAAACAGTAGGTGCTGATGAAATGATTACAAGAGCAGAAGCAGAATTAGTAAAAGCTGAAGCATTAGTAGTATCATTAAAAGCAGACATTGTTGAATACAAAAAAATAAAAGGATAGTATGACTTTACCAGCATCAGGGCAAATAAGTATAGATGATATTTATACAGAATGTGGTGAAGAGAATCCAATTAATGGTTCTTTAAAAAACATATCAGATGGGTCCGTTGTAACTATTAATACAGCAAGTCCTTCTTATCCAGATGGAAATGCTCCTTACAATATTAGTAAGTGGTATGGTTACAATCACAATGCTACATCCTCAAGTTGGGGTGGTAGTTGGAATGCTGGTAACTGGAGTATAGAAAGAAACCCAGGAACTACTTCTTATTTAAATAGAAGTATTACCTTTAGTGGTATGACTACAGACCCTATTGATGTTTACTATAGTTTAAATAGTGGAACAGTAAGAGGTGGATTGTCTGTAGCAGTATCTACATCTTCATTTCCAAGTAATAGTGCTACGTTTACAACAGTAAATAGTAGTACAGGTAATTTTGGTACAACCTTTAATATTAATGGAAGTGGAACGTTGTATTGTAGGTTTAAATACATACAACATAGTAGTTTAAATGAAACAAGTAACAGAAACATTTTAGTGAAAGCTGATGGAGAAAATTCACCAGCATTTACACTATCATTTTTCGGATTTTAACATAGGGGGATAAAGTGGCAGAACTGAGTAAAGACAGTAAATTTACATTGAGTTTAGAGACTGCAGTTAGTATAGGAGTAACAATATTTATGGTAGTAGGATTATGGTTTAATTTGCAAGCTGATATAGAAGAAGCTAAAAAATTACCTGAGCCTCCTGTAAGTAGAACAGAGTATGATTTAAAAGACCAAATGATACGTAATAGTATTATGAATACAGAAGACAAAGTAGAGAAACTTGAAGAAAAAGTAGATTCTGTTAAAGAAGATACAAAGATGATTAACGAGACTCTATTAAACATGAACAACAAGTAGGTGAGAAATGGTAAGATATATACAATCGTTAGTATTGGGGCTTGGGTTATTTACCTCGTCACTATATTCGCAATCTGTTTCTTTAGATAGTTTTACGGATGTGCAATTATTAAATGTACAAAATTGTGCAGTAGTGCAAATAAATGCATCTTGGAATTATCAAAACAGAGTGCGTATAGAACAACTATCTCAAATATGTTATGTAGCTGAAATAGATATTGAAAACAAAAATATTGGTGCTACCATAGCAAAAGAATGGAATATTACAGTAGTACCAACTATTATAGTATTAAAAGAAGGTAAGGAAGTTAAAAGATTTGAACCTGGTATTAGTATGAGTTTTGATGAAAGAACTATTATAGAAAAAATTAAACAACAAGTTAAATAAGGATATAATTATGCCAAAAGGTAAAGGAACATACGGTAGTAAAAAAGGAAGACCACCTAAAAAAGGTAAGAAAAAAACTACTAGGAAAAAGAAATAAATTAGGTTAAATTACATACCATGCGTGGAGTTGGACAACAAATTAGAAAAACTAATGGTAAAAAAAAGACTCGACAAGGTATGTCAAATAACACCAAGTTCGGTAATAAACTAAGTAAAAAATATAAAAAACGTAGTAGAGGACAAGGATAATGGCTAAAGTAAGTTGGAATTGGGGTGGCAAACGTTATAGTGGTACTCTTATAAGAGAAACTAAAACACATAAATTTGCTAGAACTCATAATGGTAAAATTAAAAAAATTGTTAAAAAAGGTAAAAAATAATGGCTAGAGACTCAAGGCTAGTAAAGGCTGGAGTAAGTGGTTATAATAAACCTAAAAGAACTCCTGGTCATAAAACTAAATCACACGTAGTTGTAGCTAAATCGGGTTCACAAATAAAAACAATAAGGTTTGGACAACAAGGTGTTAGTACAGCAGGTAAACCTAAAGCAGGTGAATCTAATAAACAAAAAATGCGTAGAAAAAGTTTCAAAGCAAGGCACGGTAAGAATATAGCTAAAGGTAAAATGTCAGCTGCTTATTGGGCAAATAAAGTAAAATGGTAAATCTTTTTAATAACAAAACAGGAGACCAGTAAAATGGCAAAAGAAGCAAAAGTAGACCTAAAACAAGAAGCTATAGATAAAATGGAAACTATGGTTGAACAACATAATGAACTTGTTAAGGAATTAGAGAGTGCTAATGGTAGATTAGCAGAAGTTAAACAAATGATTATTGAACACCAGGGATATATAAAAGGCCTTGAAGCGTGTGAAGAGTCATGTGAACCAGGAGAAAAATAATGGGACCTATATTAGGAAAGTTACTTGCAAAGCTAGGAACTGAAAAGTTACTAAAAGCTATCGTATTACATTTAGGAGAACACTTAGTTGCTAAGTCTTCAAATAAATTAGATGACAAGCTTTTTGCAGAAATTAAAAAAGCACTTAAATAAGAATTAATAATAGGAGGTTTCGTTGAAACTTAAAAAACGTGGAATTGTAATACCTGACCAGCATTACCCTTTAGAGGATAGAGCTGCAGTTGAATGTGTTAAGAAAGCAATACTAAAAGTAAAACCTACGGTCTTTGTTAATTTAGGAGACGTAGGAGAGTGGGAATCTTGTTCTGCTTGGAGATATAAAGACAAGAAGTTACCACCACTAGAGTTTCAACTACCTATTGTAGATGAAGACATTAGATTAGTAAATGAAGGATTAGATGAATGGGATGAAGTACTTGAAGAAATCGGATGTAAAGAAAAGTATTTACTACAAGGTAACCACGATATCTGGCTGGATAATTTTGCTAATAAGTATCCTTATCTTGATAACTACAAGTTTTTTGAAGCGTGTAGGATTAAAGAAAGAGGATACAAATACACGGAATACAACTTACCAGTCCAAGTAGGTAAGTTAGTATTCTTTCATGGTGCGTTTGCAACAACATACCATGCGAAAAAACATTTAGAAACATATGGTGAGAATGTAATGTATGGACACGTACATGACATACAGCGACATACTATGACAAAGCTTAATAGTAACATTGGTGCTTGGTCTATGGGATGTTTAAAAGATATGTCTCACGAAAGTAATAAGTGGCTCAAAGGTAGATTACATAACTGGGGTCACGCATTTGCTATTGTTGATTGGTTTGACAATGGTGAGTTTAAAGTAGAAACAGTAGAAATAAGAGACGGTAAAACAAGCGTATGGGGTGAAATAATTGACGGTAACAAGTAACTCTATCGGGGGAAAGTCTAAAGGCGTTTCTACAAATAGTAGTAGAAGACTATACAACAAAAAGAAAAAGAGAAAAAAGAATGCCAAAAAAACTAATAAACGTAAGTAATTTTAGTGGTGGATTAAATAAGAATACTAACTCTCGTGATATGATTGCAGATGAATATCAAGTGATGTTAAATCTTAATAACGAAATACCAGGTAAACTTACTATGTATGGCTCTTCAGTAGCTGATGCTAAAAATGTAGCTAATGCTACAGCTATTACCTCTATTAATCACGGTAATGGTTTATTTCATTTTAATTTAGATAGAGATATTAGTACACCTACAGTGGTTAGCAATACAGAGTATTTAGCTATAAATGATATTGTCAATAAAAAGGTAAGAATTATAGATTACACAGACAGTAGTAATTCCTCTACTGATATTTCTACAGACATTGTATATGCAACTAGTGGCTCTCACGAAGTTTTAATGTATATGGCTGATGGTGGTTTACGTGTTGTTCCAAAACCAAGTGCTAATAATAGTATTTATCCAAGTATATTATATTACCAAGAACAAATTTTTAACTTTGGAGATTTAGACCCTGATTTTCTTGTTCAAGATTTTAGTACTTTTAAAGTACATAAATTACACATTGGTGGTATTACTGGTGGTACAACGATAACTCCTAGTTATGGTAATAGAAGTAATAATTTAGACCCCGATAGATTGTATAGACAAAATACTGTATTTAAACCTACGTATGGTTCAGAGTTTTTTGTAGATAACTTAATGGTAAAAACAAATATAACAGCAAGTAATGTATCAAATCCTAATACATACAATTTTGGAAGAGACCAAATGCATGCCTTGTTTGATTCTATTCCAGGAAATGTTTATCAATATTCATCTCCTATTAATGTAAATGGTAGAGTAGGAGCAATGACAATGGTTTCTTACTTTAGTAATAATAACAACGCAGGATTAGATGAAGATTCTAATATTACTGTTTATAAAGATTCAGATAATAAACGTTATGGTTTGTGGGTTGCTCCTATGTATGAACAAAATACATATGAAGCACCTGCTTATTTTATGAATACTATTCCACAACCTAATAATTCGGTTACAACTGAAGTAAAAAGAAAACTTTTTTTTGGATTATATGGTAGACCTCCAGCTGATTCACGTATATCTGGATATAAAATATATTGGGGATTAATTACTAATTATCAGGAGTCTTCTAGTCCTCAAATATATGATGAAGGTTCAGTTAGTGCTAAATATTGTTTTGCTGAAGTAGATTTTACTAGAGGTATACGATATGCAGGAGAGGATACTTACTCAGCTTTTACAGAAGACTTAAGCAAGACAACAACATCTGGTACTCCTGCAGTAGACTATAAGTGGTATAACTGGTGTTTTCCTGTAGATGCTTACGATGCTAGTGCAGACCACTTTAAAGGACAAGCATTTTCAGATTTATTAACTATAGAACCTTATATACATAAAACACCTTCGCTGATTGGACCTAATGGTACTGGATTTAAAACAGTGACTATTGCTAATAGAAAAGCATATATTGGAAATGTAAAGTATTATGACAAAGAATCTAACTTAGTAGAAAAAAATGATAGAATATTAAAGTCTTTGCCTAATCAATTTGATTATTTTGAAGAAGATAATTTTATTGACGTAGAAGTAGAAGATGGTGATGACATTATTAAGTTAGCATCTTTAGGTCAACGATTGTTAGAATTTAAAAAACGTGTATTGTATATTATTAATGTATCAAGAAATATTGAATACTTAGAAGGAACTTACGCTTTTAAAGGTTGTGAAAAAGATTATCACGTATATGAAGGTGAAGGATTTATAGCTTGGATTAATCCTAATGGTATATTTTTTTACGATGGACAACAATTAACAGACATAAGTTTAAATGAATCAGGGCAATCTGTATTTTCTAGCAATAGTTTTTATGATGATGACCATGTTATAGGATATTTACCTAAAACAAAAGAGTTATACATAGCAAATAAGGATAATACTATATTAAAATATGATTTAAAGTCTCAGTCTTGGACAGAGGGAGATGCTTTTGGTGTAGTAAATAGTAGTAACTTTACTAATTTTATATTAAAAAACGATGAATCATTATCTTATTATCAATTAATTCAAGGGTTAAATGGTGCAGCAGATAAAATAGAGTTACGTAATTGGAATCCTACTCCAATATCATTTACTGGTGCAAATAAAACAATATTTAAAACAAAAGAATTTGACTTTGGTAATCCTACTGCTAACAAAAATATTAACACTATATATGTTAACTATAAAAATGGACAGAATATTACAGTAAAAGGATTTGGTACTAAAAGGGATGCATCAGCAGTAGCATTAACCGATATTGGTTCATTAATTGATACCTCAGGTGGCTTTAGAACCACAAAACTAGCTGTTCCTGCTACTTTTAAAGACTTGGTGAGCTTTGGTATAGCTTTAGAATTAGATGGAGCTTCAGCAGCCGATTTTGAATTAAATGATTTACAAATAGTTTACAGAGATAAGGTGTTTAGATGAGTCTTATAAAAAAAAGAAGACGATTAATTAATAGTGGTATCTTAGGGGTAGACCCTACTATAGCAAAACTTTTAAGTAAATCTCAAGAAGCAGAGCAACAATACGAAACTCCATTGCAACCTACTGCTATAATACCAAAGTCTATAGA